GGCAAGTGCTTAGCAAAAGACACCCCAATACTAATGGCCAACGGGAGAATTATCCCGGTGCAATTTGTATTCCCTCAGGACAAGATCATGGGCGATGACGGCACGCCTAGAACCGTTCTTTCCATAGCTCGCGGGCGGGAAAAAATGTTTCGTGTTGTGCCTATCAAAGGCGATCCGTACGTTGTTAATGCCAGTCACATCCTTAGCCTTAGAAAAACATTCGGCACCGATGGCATGGTGCTAAGTGATGGTACAAAAATTCCTAAAGATGCTGATGTTGTGAATGTCAGGGCGGATGTATTTTTTGCTAGCAACCAAACTGTCAAGCACAACCTTAAGGGGTGGAGATGTGCGGGTGTACAAAGATTTGACAGACTTGAGTCCGATTTGCCTATTCCGCCTTACATTCTTGGCGCATGGATAGGAGACGGTACGGCAAAGTCACCGGCCATCTCAAAATATCCTTGCAACATGATCAATGAATGGATTGCTTACGGCGAATCAATCGGTTGTTCAATAAGCACTACCTACTCATACAACGGCTGCCCAACTCACACATTGAAGTCCCATGAAAAGACAAATCAATTTACTGAGCATCTAAAAAATCTTCATGTATTCAAGAACAAGCACATTCCAGATATTTACAAGTATGCAGATATAAAGGATAGGCTAGAGATCCTCGCCGGCATGATTGATACGGACGGATCAATTGATAAATCGGGGTGCGACTGGATCAGTAAGTATGAGCATCTAGCAAACGACTTCGTTTTCATTGCTCGATCGTGTGGCTTTAGTGCTTACGTATCAAAGCAGCGCAAGGGTATTAAATCGCTTGGCTTTAGCTCAGACTACTGGAGGGTTAGCCTTACAGGGGATCTGGATCGCATACCAACAAGGGACAAGATATTCCCTGTACGCAATCAAAAGAAGCGGCATTTGGTTACAGGAATAACCCTTGAGGAACTGCCGGAAGATGATTACTACGGGTTTGAGATTGATGGTAATCGACTGTTTTGCCTTGGCGACTTCACGGTAACGCACAACACTGTATCTGCCAGCTACTTACTGAACGAAGCAAGAGCCAAGCAGAATGTAGCTTGGTTCATATGCGATCGGGTGTCACTGGTAGACCAGACCAGCACAACACTGGATAGGTATGGTGTATCCCATGGCGTTATACAGGCAGATCACTGGCGCTGGCGTCCATATGAATATGTGCAGGTTATATCAGCACAAACATTAGCGCGTCGTAATGTCGATAACGCTCCAAAGCTTATAGTGGTAGATGAAGCGCATGTATTACACCGCTCAGTAATTAATGCTATTGAAAAATACCCTGATGCAATTGTTGTTGGATTAACTGCAACGCCATTTACCAAGGGATTATCAAAGATATTTACTAACGTAGTAAACAGTACAACAACCGATAAACTAATTAATGATGGTTGGTTAGTGCCAGTTAAAATGTTTGTAGCGAAGTCCGAGATGGATATGCGTGGCGCCGCGGTTAAGTTCGATGGCGAGTGGGCAGAAAAAGACATGGAAAAACAAGGGGTTGAGATCGTTGGCGATATTGTTACCGAGTGGGTACAAGCAACGAATAAACACTTTGGCGGCCCAGTTAAAACCATCGTATTTAGCGCAACCGTTGCTCACGGTGAGGAATTATGCAGAGAGTTTGCACAGAGGGGTTATAACTTTCAGCAAATCAGTTATAAAGATGGTAATAACGAACGGCGCAGGGAATTAATCGACGAGTTCAGAAAACCTGATAGCGATATTATCGGATTAATATCTTGTGAAGCATTAGCAAAAGGATTTGATGTTACAGATATTAAAATCGGTGTATGTGCCAGGCCATATAGAAAATCATTATCAGGTCATATTCAGCAGATGGGCCGGGTTATGCGCCCGCATCCCGGCAAAGAATACGCTGTGTGGCTTGATCATGCAGGTAATCTCACCCGGTTCTGGGAGGATCAGGTAGAGGTATTTGCCCATGGCGTACAGGAATTGGAAGACGGAAAACTGGATGCCAAGGTACGCAAGGAGCCGACTGAGAAGGAGAAGGCAGAGATCAAATGCACGGCTTGCGGGTACATGTTTCGCGGCCGGGTGTGTCCATCGTGTGGATCAGAGCGTAGGGCCATGAGTAATGTGCTTTCGGTGCAGGGTCAGATGGTGGAGTTTGGCGGCACCAAGTCATCGGATTGGATGTCGGATAAGCGGCTGGTTTGGTGGGAGATTGTGCAGATCAGCAAGGACAGGAAGCGTGGGGATCTTGCGGCGGCAGAGCGGTTTGCCAAGGCTCAGTACAAGAACCTGACGGGTGATTGGCCTAAGTGGAAGTTTCACGAGGCTATTCATGTGGAGCCAAGGATGGTTACACAGAACAAGATCAAGCAGCAGGTCATCAAGTATGCAAAGAGTAAGTTTGCAAGGAGATTGGTATGACGCCACAGGAAATTGTGAGGGCGCTGGAGGCCAGGGGCATGACGCATCACCAGATTGCTAAGTCTATTGGTGTAACGCAGTCATCGATATGGCGTATTGCCGCGGGGATAACGACAGGCCCGAAGTACTGGGTCATGGATTCATTGAGGCTATTACTTGGGGGGAAGGTATGAGCGGTGATCACAACATGCACCAGAAGCCAAGGTCATATCTTGATGACTTTGAATGTCCAAGGTGCGGGCATTGTTGTAAGACAGATCTCGCACGAGTCGGTGAGGTTGGCGTATGGGGTGAGTGGCAAGAGCTGACTGATGAAGAGATACAGGATTTGGGTTACCTCGCTGAAAAATTCGACGCAAGTAATTCAGAGTTTTTTGATCGGTGGGGATTTGCACGAGCCATTGAAGCCAAGCTAAAGGAGAAGAACACATGAGCTTTGTTGCACACGCACAGGCCCATGGTCTGATCATCAACCATGCCATACCTGATGGCAGGTGGCACCGGGTACCCACGGTAGATAAGCCACGTAAGAGGAATGGTGCTTACATCTTTGATGGCAACTCAGGAGTGGTGAAGAACTGGGCGACCATGGAATCGTTTGCCCGGTATGGTGAGAAGGTCAGTCAGTTCATCAAATACTTTGACGATAGTGAAGAGCGTATCAAGCAGGCACGGGCGGCCAAGCAAGCGCAGGAGCTGATCAATAAGGCGACCATGGCCACGCATCCCTATCTAAAAGCCAAGGGATTCCCAGACGCCAAGGGGCTAGTGATTGGTGAAGAGCTGATCGTACCTATGCGGGATATAAACACGCAGCGGGTGGTGGGCGCACAGAGAATCCAAGTCAGTGGTGAAAAGCGCTTCATACCTGGCACGCGTGCGAAAGGCGCCGTGTTCGTGCTTGGTCGGGGTCGGGAGCCGTGGTTAGTCGAGGGCTACGCGACCGGGCTCAGCGTGCAAGCGGCGTTGCGGTTTTCTGACGTGCGGGTGGTGGTGTGCTTCAGCGCGGGCAATTTGGCGCATGTGGCCAAAATCACGGGCGGGCGTATCGTGGCGGATCATGATGGATCAGGCACTGGTCAACGGGTGGCGAAGGCTAGCGGGCTGCCGTGGTGCATGAGTCCTACCCTTGGCGATGATGCTAATGATCTGCATATGCGAGCGGGTCTCGGCGCGGTGCGGTCAATGCTTCGTCAATGTGTAATCGGCTAGGGCGGCGGTGATAAGCGTTTGCGCGGTGTCGTCGTCAATGCCCCATTGCCTACAGTGCACAACAAAGGCCGCGGCCAGTGCGGCGGCGGCTGTGCCTGGGTGTTCGAACTGTGCAGGTAGGGCTTCTAAAATCTCGGCCATACCTGCGTTAAGTTCTAAATAAGGGTTCATCCGGGCGAGTGTATCGCAAGGCCATAAAACAATAAATCTCCTTCGCAAATCACCATGCCAGCGGGCCCGTACGGGTCGGCTATGCGGTAATCCCTACGGCTAACCATTTGCGCGGCAAATAGCAGCGGGTGAGTCGTTTTCGGCGGCGTGAAAACTTGAAAGCTGCCTTTCTCGCCTATGGTTCCCGAAAGTCCGCGCGGGTTGCGTGCGCGGTAATCGTCCACCAGTCTAAAAAACTCGCGGTCGAAGTCTCCAGCGGGTGCGAAGGTGAAAAAGGGGCGAGCGTTCATCGAAACCACCGGGCCGCTACCGACCGGGAAAGCTCACGGCGGGCGGTCTTGCGTATGGTGTCGCCGGTGACGGGTTGGGTCATATCCTCAGCGAATCTATTCCAGATAGCAGAGGCAAGAACGGCGCAGGTCGCGCGGCGGTATTCGGTGGGCCAGTATTGGCCGGTACAGTATTCAACCTCGGCGCGTTCTATGCCTTCGTTGATCATCAGGCGGGCACTGTAAGCGCGGAAGGTTGCCTCGATTAAATCATCGGCCGTGATGCTTGGGCGGCGGCTGACATAAGCGAGCATTTCGCGGGCGTGGTGTAGGTCTTTGGTTATGTCGCGCATTTCTGAGCGGTAGGCTGTCGGGTCGCCGTAATTCCCGTATTCAAGCCCGGGGCGTTGTTTGATCCAGCGATAAAGGCTGTCGATTATTTGCTGCTTGCGTTGTTCCATGGTTTGGTTCTCTTGGTTGATCGGTGCGAAGCTGCACCCCTGGACACTTCGCAAAGTGCCCGAGGTTGCATCCTCAATAATCCATGTCATCTTCAAGGGCGGTAACTAGCCCGTCAAAGTCCTCGGAAGGGCCAAGCAAGGAAGCCAGCATAAAAACCTTGTCGCGGTCGTATTCCTCGGCCAGTGATTCAAGATAGTCGCGGCGGTTCTTGTAACCAAGTTCTGTGTAGTCGTTCATTTTGGTGCTCTCTTTGGTTTGATGTGGGTTAGTTCGATGAAGTTGGCGCCATGGTCGCGCTGATAGATTGCTAGCCATTGGTGAGCCGTGGCCGGTTCGCACATGCGAGCCAGTTTCCAGTAGCCCGTGGTCGGGTTGTATTGCCACAAAGGGATAGGGCGCATGATTAGAGCCCTTCAAGGGCCATTTGCCCGCGGTTGCGTGGCTCTACTTTCGGGCGAAAGCGTGTGCGTAGAGCCATGAGCCAATAGCGGCGCTGATGTTCGGGGCCGACGAAATGCAAGCTGTAAACCGTCTCGGCGCCAGTGCGCCAGTTGATCTCGGGGCTAGTCGAAACCCAAGTGTGCGGGCCTATATGAGAATCGCTAGGGTGGTCGTAGTCGTCGAGTGCTTGCATAAGCTCGCGGAACCCGAAGGGCTCGCGTTCGAATTCAAAGCCCGCGCGGTCGACTTCGCCATGCTCTGCGCTTTCAGGCGTGATTACCTCGTAGGTTTTGCTGAGTAGCATCATGCTTGCCCCCCCGATCGGTTCGAACCAAGCCAGCAGCCAGCAGCAGGAAGGAAAGCCGCGGGAGTCGTGGCGTAGGTGCTCGGCGGGTTTATCAGTGCCAAGCGGGAAGTTGTAAAGCTCGGCGCATTCAAACCCATGGGCTCGCATTGCCTGATCGGTCACGGCGAAGCTATCCCGGCCAATGGCAGCGACAAATCCGTTCCCAACGTGGCCCTGGTGCATCATTGAGTTGCAAGCTTCCAAGTCTTTCATGATGGCAAGGCGTTCGGGCCATGTGCGTGCGGTGTAAGGTTTGCTCATGCTGTCTGTTCCTCGTCAAGGGTTTCAATAATGCGGTCGATGCGGTCGGAGATATCGCCAACGGTGAGGAAAGCATCGCGCAAGTCTTGCAGCGTGGCCAAAAGTGCTTTCTCGTCCATGGGCTCGCAGTCGCGCTGGCATTTAATCGCGTGGACTAAATCGAGCGCGGCCATTTCAACGGCGAAGGATTGGTAGGGGCTCATGCTGTCTGCTCCAGTTCAGGGGGAAGGGTTACATCATCGCCAAGTTTTGATGCGACATAACAGCGCATAGCGGCGATTAGTGGGGTCGGGCCATACCCTTCGAAATCAGGGCTTAAGAATCTGTTTGGCCCAAGCACTGCGCACCACAAACCCCTAGCGTCCTTCGGCCTGTACGCCAAGGAAATGCTTTCCCGCTCAATGATCTCCCCTCCCTGGGACCAATTTTCTGATGGGTGGAAAACCTCAGACAAATAACCAAACGGCGGTAAAAATTGCTGAGCGTGATTTGTCCGAATGAACCAAAAATCATTTCGGTCTTTCTCATATTCAACGTCAAAACCTTCGCATTTCGCCAGTGCCCAATCAAGAGCAACACCTGTTAGCTCTGAGGTTTTCATGCTTGGCCCCGTTCTGCCAGGTGGCGGCCGAAACGGCCGGTTATTACTACGCGACCCCATTCGGCTGGATAGCAGGCGGCCCATGCGAGCGCTTCTGGGTAAGTGTGGGCGCGGTGGGTATAAGTGCGGTCTGAGCTAAGCACGCGCACTGTAAAGGGTGCAAGCCTAAGGGCTAAGCGGTTAATCAGTTTTTTCATATTGGTTCTCTTGGTTGCGGTGCAAAAGCGCACCCCAAAGCCCCGCACGCGAGGCGATGGGCTAAGCTCTCAGGGTTGGCGATAGGATTGAAAACCCCGGATAGGCGAATCTTCTGTATGTAATTCGGCCATGTTCGGGTCATGCCCAAAGCGCAGGCGATAGGCTTGAAGGAAAGTCGATAAGTCGCAATCCTCTTCAAGGAAAGCGGTTTTTCCTTTCATGTAACTATAGGGGGTAATTTTGTCTTCGATCTGCAAGTTCCGAAGCATGGAAAAGGGAACCTCAAGCCAGCCATGGCCGGGGTCGCAGTGAAAGGTGTATTTGTGCGTCATGGTTGAAAGCTCCTAGCGGGAATTAGGAAAACCACCAAGGGCGGCCATGTGGCGGTCAATGCCGGCGGCGTAGTGGTTCATGGTGTTATAGGCGTCTGATTTGCAGTCGGTGAAATAGTCGGCACTGGTTAGGTGTTCGCCGTTGGAATAAAAGCGCACGGTGTACTCGTCAAGCTCACGGTTGAAGTAAACAGCGGCACGGCGGCCTTGGTTAGTGATTGCGATAAGTAGGCGCATGGTTGAAAGCTCCAAGGGAAAGCCCCCGAAGGGGCGGGATTGATTAAATGCAAGCGGCGATGGAATCAATAAAGGCATTTGCAGCGGCTATCTCTCGCTCAATCTCTTGCACGTAGTAGGTAGCTTCATGATCGGTAACACGTGCTTTCTGTGCACATTCGAAAAGCTTTCCGGTGTGATAGTCGTTAAGCGTGCCATGAGCATACAAAGCGCCCGGCATGGCAAAGCCTGAATCCACAAGCGCCCTGATGCGATCATCTGAAGCATGACGGCGAGCCATGATGCCGTTCGGGTTGTGGACATGAAAGCGAACCTTGTCACGGTTTGACCATGAGTCAAGGCAAGCGGTGGCGGTTTGGGTAACTTTGTTGTAGTGGGCTAGTGACATGGTTTTGACCTCGGGTTGTTTGTTGAACATGCAACATATTGTAGGCTTGTTTTGTATTGTCGCTCAATAGCCATATGGCAGCTAGAATCGACCACTCGTCGCTTGTAATCTGCCACTGATCGGTTATCATGCGTTCGCATAACGTTCACACGGCAAAGGAAGGGCAAAGCATGGCAAGTGAGGCGCCTGAGCTACCAGCGGCAGCAGTAAGGGCAATGGGAAGAGGGATACCAGCAGATAGAGTGCTTATGCCTCACGTCGACCTAACAGCCAAGCAAAAACAATTCGTGCAAGCGGTAGCAGCGGGAGCTACTAACCGAGAGGCTTACTTGCAAGCGTATGACGTGAGCGGCAGTAGCAGCACGATTAGCAGCACAGCTAGCAGGATTGCGGCCAATCCAAAAGTGCGTGCAGGGATTGATCAGCAAACGAGCGTTAACAGATTGAGGTATTCGCAAAACCCCCTCGACATAAGAAACTTTGTCGTCGACTCTCTCCAGCATGAGGCGCGAACGGCTCAAAAACCCGGCGACCGACTGCGTGCGCTCGAGCTACTCGGCAAGCTTGCGGACGTCGACGCCTTCCAGACTCGCACCGTCATCACGCACGAGCGATCAGGCGATACAACGGCACGCTTGCGGGAAAAGCTAGCCCGACTCGGCGGGGTGATTGACGTGGACGCGCACCCACCGGCTCACGCGCAGGCGCACGAGGGCGACCCCACGGTAGGGGGGGAGGGGCAAAGCGGCCAGGGGGCTGGGGGCGGCGCTAGGTCCAATAATCCACACGAATCATCTTCAAAAAATTTACCTCCACACGAACCATCCGATCATTCTTTGGATGCCCCAGAAGAAGACCCCCACCCCCTACTAAAGTCTACAATTCCGTCCATGGGCGGAATTACCTCAGAAGAGGCCCCCATGGAAGAGGGAGTGGGTTCCCATACGGGGGGTAGGAAAAAAAAGGAGAGGCCGATATGGGAGGATCCGAAGAGGTGGTATGCGGAGACGATGGGGGAGGTGCCGAAGATAGAGTGGCAGCCTAGGGAGGAAGCTAGGGAAGAGGTGCAGAGGAGGTTGAATGAATCTGGTGAAGATGGCCAGTAGTGCTGGTATGAAGGTTGGGGATGGTGGGTGGATAGGTACTACTGGGGATTTGTTGTCTTTTATGAGGTTAGTACAGATACATGAGAGGGAGAGGTGTGCTTTGGTTTGTGAGGACTGGGGTAGGAATACCAAGGACCCTGGGGCGAAGGTGTGTGCTGGGTTGATTAGGGAGTTGAAGTGAAGATCGTGGTTGGTCTTGTGCTTCTGTATGCTGGGTACAAGGTGGCAGAGAACGGGCCGCCGGCTAGATCGCATTCATCGCAGAATTACTTTGCTGGTGTTTTGATGATGTGGGGTGTTGGGTTTATTTTGGTAGGTTTGATATGACACAGGCAGAGGCAAAAGTCCTGCTGGCTGTGAAGACTTGGTGGGAGTTGTATCACTTTGGTCCTTCGTATGACGACATACGGTTTGTCTTGCTACAGGATAGTAAGAGTAATGTGCATAGACTGGTGAAGAGTCTGTGTAAGCAGGGGTATTTGAAGAAGACGCCTGGTAAGCCTAGGAGTGTTCGGGTGGTTAGGAAGAAAGATGGACATTAGGCAGTTAGCCAAAGCAGCTGCCGGGAAGCTTCATCTACTTACTGAGGATGAGCAGCGGATACTGCTTCAGGAGATAGAGGAGTTAGAGAGGGAAGATGCAAAGTCCCATGCTCAAAATGATTTCATGGGGTTTGTAAAACGCATGTGGCCAGGGTTTATTCCTGGTAAACATCATGAGGTCGTGGCTAAGGCGTTTGAAAATGTTGTTAATGGACATAATAAACGTCTTATTATTAATATGGCGCCTCGACATACCAAGTCTGAGTTTGCAAGTTATTTATTACCTGCTTGGTTTTTGGGTAAGAATCCGAATAAAAAGATAATACAGACCTCACATACTGCTGAATTAGCTGTTGGTTTTGGACGTAAAGTTAGAAACTTAATTGATTCAGAAGAATATAATCAAGTATTTACTGATGTAAAACTCAAAGCAGATAATAAATCGGCTGGGCGATGGGCTACTAATAAGGGTGGTGAGTATTTTTCCATCGGTGTTGGTGGTTCTGTAACGGGTAAAGGCGCTGATTTATTAATTATTGATGATCCGCATTCAGAACAAGAAGCAAAATTAGCGGCTCATAAACCAGATATATTTGATTCAGTATATGAATGGTATACGTCAGGGCCGCGGCAGCGATTACAACCTGGGGGCGCTATAATTATTGTAATGTGCATGACTGGGGATACCCCAGTTTTGATGGCAGACGGAACGGAAAAGCCTCTAGGCGCAATAAGAAAAAATGATCTTGTAGCTACCTTTGACAAAGGATTGCTAACCACAAGCAAAGTCAATAATTGGCGATCAAGTGGTGTTGATGCCATATACAAAATACAAACACGATCTGGTAAAATACTCCGTGCAAACAAGAGGCATCCGTTTCTTGTTATGAATGAAGGAGTCTTGGAATGGACCAGATTGGAACAACTGAGGGTCGGGGATTTACTTGTATCGTTGAAGGGTGCGGCAGGCCGTCAAGGTCAAAAACAAAACCTGGCATGTGCGGACCATGCCAATCAAAAGAAAGCTACCACCGAAAAAACCCTGATGCACCACGCAGAGAGCTTGGGTATCACGGAAAATGGAAAGGTAAAACGTGTTCTGAAGAAGGTTGCGAGAAGCCTGTTCACTGCGATGGGGTATGCAACGACCACTACGCCAAAAAATACTGGGCTTCAGGCAGGGGGCGTAGAGACGCAGAGTCCAGCAGGGCAGCGCGGATCAAATCTAGGTACGGGATTACTGTCGATCAATACGATGCAATGGTTGCAGAGCGCAATAACAAATGCGATGTATGCGGTGAGCCCCCATCAACAAAAAATACACGCGCCCATTGGAATGGGAAATTGTGCATTGACCACTGCCACGATACCGGAAAGGTTCGAGGGCTCTTATGTAACGACTGCAACCTCACAGTTGGATACGGAAAAACTCCGGGCATACTTGAACGAGCTGCATCGTATCTCAGATTTCACAGTGGACCCAATAATATCGATTGATTCCGATGGACAGGAAGAAGTTTTTGACGTTGAAATTGATCGCACAGAAAATTTCATAGCAAACGGTGTAGTTAGTCACAACACCAGGTGGTCGTTGAGAGACCTTACGGGCCAAGTTATTAAAGCAAGTCAAACAAGAGGTGGTGATGATTGGGAGGTGATTGAATTACCTGCGATTATGCCGTCTGGTAAACCTGTTTGGCCTGAGTTTTGGAAGTTAGAGGAGTTACTGGCGCTTAAAGAGGAGTTGCCGGTAGGTAAATGGAATGCTCAGTACCAGCAACAGCCAACGGCTGAGGAAGGTGCGATTGTTAAGCGAGAGTGGTGGAAGGTTTGGGAGGGTGATAGGCCGCCGCCATGTGATTTTGTGATTCAGAGTTGGGACACGGCGTTTCTTAAGCACAATAGGGCTGACTTTTCTGCTTGTACTACATGGGGTGTGTGGACGACAGAGGAGGGAGAAACGAATATCATCTTGCTGGATGCGTTTAAGGACCGATATGAATTCCCTGAACTTAAGCAGAAGGCTTATGAAACCTACCGCGAGTGGGAACCGGATGTATTTTTGGTTGAAGCCAAGGCAGCAGGAAGCCCGTTGGTCTTTGAACTCAGGAGGATGGGTATACCGGTCAGCGAGTACAGTCCTACCAAAGGAAACGACAAGATTGTGAGGCTCAATGCTGTATCGGATCTGTTTGCTTCGGGGCGGATCTGGGTGCCGGAGCGTAAGTTTGCGGATGAGTTGATTGAGGAAGTCGCAGCTTTTCCTTCGGGCGAGCATGATGACCTAGTAGACTCGATGACCCAAGCCTTATTACGCTTTAGGACGGGCGGTTTTTTAAGCCTGCAATCAGATGATGAAGACCGCGAGCCGATATACCGGCGCAAGGTTGCTTATTACTAGGAGCCAAGATGGAACCTGCACTTTATCCTGCGCCATTAGGTCTTGATGCCGCCATGGAAGAGCCCACGGAAGTGGAAATTGAGATTGAGAACCCAGATGCGTTAGCCATATCAGCAGATGGCGTAGAGATTGTCTTTGAGGCAGAGCGTGAAAGCCCAGAAGATTTTGATGCCAACCTTGCTGAGTACATGGATGACCGGGATCTGGCTTCTATTGCTAGTGATCTGATCCAAGACTATGAGACAGACAAGTCATCCCGCAAGGAATGGGTAGATACCTACGCTGATGGACTGAAGCTTCTTGGTTTGAAGTACGAAGAGCGTACAGAACCATGGCCTGGGGCGTGCGGTGTGTTTTATCCACTACTGTCAGAGGCTGCTGTACGGTTCCAAGCTGAATCCATCATGGAGACTTTCCCTGCCTCGGGGCCGGTGAAGACGCAGATTGTTGGATCGCTTACTAAAGAGAAAGAGGATGCGGCAGAGCGTGTCAAAGATGACATGAACTACCGTTTAACGGAAGAGATGCCTGAGTACAGACCTGAGCACGAGAAGATGCTTTGGTCTTTGGCCTTGGCAGGGTCGGCATTTAAGAAGGTTTACTACGATCCTTCGCTTGGACGGCCGGTATCTATGTTTATTCCGGCAGAGGATATTGTGGTTCCCTTTGGTGCGAGCGATTTAAGGTCGGCGCCAAGAATTACGCACATTATGCGTAAGACTCAAAATGAAGTGAGGAAGCTTCAGCACGCAGGATTCTGGCGCGATGTGGATTTAGGCGAGCCATCCACGGTATTAAGTGAGGTAGAAAAGCGCAAGGCTGAAGAAGAAGGTATGTCAGCCACGATGGATGACAGGTATCGCATTCTTGAGATGCACGTAGAGCTAGATCTCCCAGGATTTGAAGATACTGACAAGAACGGCCCCACGGAAATTGCACTACCTTATGTGGTGACGATTGATGAAAGCACGAACAAGATCCTAGCCATTCGTAGGAACTGGTATGAAGAGGATCCGTTAAAGCTTAAGCGGATGCACTTTGTCCATTACCCGTACATTCCGGGATTTGGGTTCTATGGTTTTGGATTAATTCACTTGGTAGGTGCGTTTGCCAAGTCTGGCACGTCTTTGATTCGTCAGTTGGTAGATGCTGGTACGTTATCGAACCTTCCGGGCGGATTGAAGTCCCGCGGCCTGCGAGTGAAAGGTGATGACACACCGATCGCACCGGGTGAGTTCAGGGATGTGGATGTGCCATCAGGTTCTATTAGGGACAACATCCTTCCGCTACCTTACAAAGAGCCAAGTCAGGTTCTTTACCAGTTGCTACAGACGATAGTTCAGGAAGGCCGTCGGTTTGCTGCAACGGCTGATATGCAGATTTCGGACTTGTCCGCGAATACACCGGTTGGTACGACGCTTGCCGTATTGGAGAGAACCCTCAAGGTCATGTCTGCGGTGCAGGCAAGGCTTCATTACTCCATGCGTCAGGAGTTTAAGCTTCTTGCTTCTATTATTAGAGACTATGCACCTACAGAATATAGCTACGATGTAGATGCGCCTGGCGGAAGGCTGGTCAAACAAGCTGACTATGACTTGGTTGATGTCATACCAGTATCTGATCCTAATGCAACAACCCTTGCACAGCGGGTTACGCAGTATCAAGCAGTACTACAGTTGGCAGCACAGGCTCCACAGATCTATGACATGCCAGAGTTACATAAGCGCATGTTGGAAGTCTTGGGTATCAAGAACATTGATAAGCTGATCCCAGCAGCCAAGGCAGAGCAACCTCGTGATCCGGTATCGGAGAACATGGCCATACTGACGATGCAGCCAGTGAAAGCCTTTATCTACCAAGATCATGAGGCTCATTTGGCGGTCCATACGGCGGCTATCCAAGATCCGATGTTGAGACAGCAAGTGCAGCAAAATCCCCAGGGCGGTGTGATGATGGCTGCGGCCATGGCCCATATCAATGAGCACATGGCGTTCTTGTACCGTAAGCAGATCGAGCAGCAGCTTGGTGTGCCATTGCCACCACCAGATCAGCCGTTGCCTGAAGACTTTGAGGTTGAAATCTCAAGGCTTGCAGCGCGAGGTGCCCAGCAGTTACTACAGCAGCACATGGCAGAGGCTCAACAACAGCAGGCTCAACAGCAAGCACAAGATCCTTTGGTCCAGATGCAACAGGCAGAGTTGGCGCTTAAGCAGCAGAAGGAGCAGCGTGAGGCTCAGAAGGATCAGGCTGACATTATGTTGAAAGCACAGGCTCAGCAGGACAAGGTGATGCTTGAGCAGCAACGGATTCAGAGCATGAACCAGATAGCTGAGCAGAATATAGCGGCCAAGATGATTGATAAGGCGGCGGATATTCAGCGCGATCAGTCTTTAGCAAGGATGGGTAAATGAATTACGCCGAAGCTGTAGAGCTAGAGATTGATAAGCAGATTAGGTATTTAGAAGGGCAACTCTCGCAAGGGAGCATGAAGAGTTTTGAGGAGTACAAATTCGTCTGCGGCCAGATTCAAGGTCTTTTGGTCGCAAGGCGCATCAACGAAGACCTTGCCAATCGAATGAAGGAATACGATGAGTGATATTACTGAGGATTCTCAGCAGGAAGCAACGCAACTCCCGGAGCCCACGGGTTATCGGATGTTATGCGCCTTACCAGAGGTAGAGGATAAGTTTGCCAATGGTTTATTCAAGCCTGATTCGCTTGCAAAAATTGAAGAGTTCAGCACGGTTGTTTTGTTTGTACTGAAGATGGGACCGGATTGCTATAAGGATGCGGCAAAGTTCCCAACGGGACCATGGTGCAAGGAAGGCGATTTTGTTTTAGTGCGTGCTTATTCAGGAACCCGGTTCAAGATTCACGGACGGGAGTTTCGTTTGATCAACGACGACACCATAGAGGGTGTGGTTCAAGATCCTCGTGGCTATAGCCGCGCATAAAGGGGAAGTTATGAGTGAAGAGAAGATTGAATTTGAAGTCGAGGGTGAGGCAGAGATCGAGATTGTTGACGATCGCCCCGAGGCGGATAGGAATGCGACGCCATTAAAGGGTGATCCATCTGAGATACCTGATGATGAAATCAAACAGTATTCAGATAATGTAAAGAAACGCATTCAGCATTTGAAGCATGGGTATCACGATGAGCGCAGAGCCAAGGAAGAGGCGCAGCGTGAGCGTGAGGCAGCTATTGCCTATGCAAAACAAATTGCTGAAGAAAATGCAAAGCTGAAAGAGAAACTAACTACGGGTGAAAGCACGTTAATAAAGACGATGCAATTTGCCACAGATAAAGAGGTAGCTGAGGCAGAGCGTAGTTATAAAGAAGCGTTGGATAGCCAAGAATCTGACAGGATATTGGCAGCCCAGAAAGCATTAAATGTGGCGATGTTAAAGGCCGATCGGGTTAAAAACTTCAAACCCGCTGCGCCCGAACCAGCGCCCGAGTTGCCACAGCAACAAAACCCTGCTTATAATGTTCAGCAGAATACTTATCAAGACCGCAAAGCAGAAACCTGGAAGGCCAATAATAAGTGGTTTGGTCAATCAGGCGAGCCTGGGGTAGATGATGAGATGACGTTTTTTGCCATGGGCCTGCATAAAAAGCTTACTCGGGAAAATGGCGAACATTACGCATTGACGGATGAGTATTACGAGAAGATTAATTCTCGCGTAAGGGAGAAATTCCCTGAGTACTTTGGCGATCGGGAGCCGCCAGAGGAAAAAGCAAAGCCTCCTGCTTCGGTGGTTGCCCCGGCAACGCGCAGCTCGCCACCTAAAAAACTGAAGCTGACAACCTCAGAAGCTAATACGGCCAAGAGGCTTGGAGTTCCGCTTGAAAAATACGCCATGGAATTGGCAAAACTACGCATGGAAGGAAAGTTATGAGCCGCGAATCCAGAGAAGCACAGACCCGTGAAACCACGGAACGTCCGAAGCAATGGAAGCCGCCAAGCTCATTGCCTGATCCTCTCCCGCGGGATGGTTGGAGACATCGTTGGGTACGCACCGCAGTACTGGGGCAGTCCGACGCAAGGAATGTAGCCAGCCGTCATCAGGATGGATTTGAACCATGCAAGTGGGAAGACTATCCCGAGGTAACCCGAGCCCTGCTCGCAACCGGACCTCAAACCGGCAATATTGAGATTGGTGGATTAATGTTGTGCCGCGCTCCCGTTGAGATGGTTGATCAGCGTAATACCCATTACCTGAAGCAAGCCAACGATTGGATGAAGAGTGTGGACAGCAACTTTATGCGCGAAAACGACCCACGGATGCCACTGTTTAATGACAGACGCACCGAGGTCCAATTCGGTAAAAGATAACCTCATTTGGAGTAACTCAAATGGCTTACCCGACGATTTCAGGCCCATATGGCCTGCGTCCGATCAACTTGATCGGCGGTCAGGTGTTTGCCGGAGCCACTCGTCAGCGCCGGATCGTAAACTCCAGCGCATCGAGCATTGGTTTTGGTGACCCTGTGAAGTTTGACAACAATGGTTGCATTGTTGTTTGTACCGAGACAACTGCTGCCCCGGTCACTGGCTTTGCTGGTGTATTCATGGGCTGTACGTTTGTTTCTGCTGTAACTGGTCAACCCACGTTCTCGCAAGCATGGATTTCTGGCACCGCAGTAGCAAGCAACACTTATATTGTTGCTTATGTCTGTGAAGATCCAGATCAGTTGTTCCAGGTTTGTGGTGTTAGTGGAACCACGGTAGTTTCGACCACGTCTGGTTTCCAGTACACAGACATCGGTCTGAACGTAGCCATGGTTGCAAACACCTTGAATACCACGACCAAGGACAGCCGTTACGCAGTAGATATTGCAACCGGTGCAACGACACAGACATTGCCGTTGCGAATCATTGATGTGGTGCCCGATACGGCATTCACATATAGCAGTACGATTTACTACCCAGAAATCATCGTTAAGTTCAATGCAGCCTACGTGGTGCAGGCAACTGGCGTGGTTACGGGCGGTCATGCGTACAACAACCCAGTCGGACTGTAAGGGGAAACTTAAATGGCTATTTCACGCGCACAACTACTGAAAGAGCTGCTCCCCGGCCTGAACGCCCTGTTCGGTCTTGAGTACGCTCGTTATGGCGAAGAACACAAAGAGATCTACGAAACCGAGACCTCTGAGCGTTCATTTGAAGAGGAAACCAAGCTGTCTGGATTCTCGGCCGCACCGGTCAAGAACGAAGGCGCTGCGATTCGTTATGACAACGCGCAGGAAGCTTGGACAGCTCGCTACACCCATGAGACGATTGCTATGGGTTTCTCGATTACCGAAGAGGCAATCGAAGACAACCTGTACGACTCGCTCAGCTCACGTTATACCAAGGCACTTGCACGCGCCATGGCATACACCAAGCAGGTGAAAGCAGCAGCCGTATTGAACAACGGATGGGCATCAAGCGTTACTTACGGTGACGGCCAGCCTCTGTTCTCTACAGCACATCCTCTTGTATCCGGCGGCACTAACAGCAACACGCCCGCGACCCAGGCAGACTTGAACGAGACTTCGTTGGAAAACGCAGTCATTCAAATCGCAGCTTGGACCGACGAACGTGATCTGTTGATCGCAGCTCGCCCACGCAAGCTTATCGTTCCTCCTAACCTCCAGTTCGTGGCAACGCGTCTGTTGGAAACCGAACTCCGTGTCGGCACCAACAACAACGACATCAACGCCATCAAGAACAACGGTTCGATCCCAGAAGGCTATACGATCAACCACTTCTTGACCGACACGAACGGCTGGTTCCTCACCACCGATGTACCTAACGGATTGAAGCACTTCGTGCGGACACCGATGAGTACTGGAATGGATGGCGATTTCGATACCGGTAATGTCCGCTATAAAGCTAGAGAACGGTATTCGTTTGGCGTAAGCGATCCGCTGGGCATCTTCGGAAGCCAAGGGGCTTGATGTACCAAAAACACTTATAAATCAAGTGTTTGTAGATTGGGGGCTTCGGCCCCCTTTCTATTTGCACAACAGGGAAACTCATGTATAATAGGCAACATCTCATACAAGGAGAGTGTTATGCCAACCATACAAGAAGTTGTTTCCAAGTTTCCTCAACATGTTCAACAGCGGTACGACTTTACAAACGCAGTCTATGAGTCAGCGTTAAAGCCTATTACAAAGATAGTTTGTCCCAAGCATGGCGAGTTTCAGCAATACTCGGCGCAACTAAGAAAAGACGGTGCAGGATGCCCAGCGTGCGGTGCAGAGCAAAGAGCCCATTCACGCCGCATGGAGCCAAGAGAATTTATTGATAAGGTCGATGGACTGCATAACCATCGGTATAGCTACGAAAAAACAAACTACATCAATATGACCACAAAGGTCACGGTCACATGCCGAGACCACGGGGACTTTGAAATATCTCCGATTAAGCATTTGTATGACGGACAGGGATGCCCGAGCTGTGGATCAATATCTCGTGGCAAACGATTGGACGTTACATCATCGGCACGGAAAACGGCGGACGCAAAGATCAAGATATTTAGCAATCGATTTGTAGATGATGCAATTGCTGTCCATGGCGATCGATATAGCTATGAAAAGGTTGTTTATCTTGGGGCAAAAACTAAAGTAGATATTGTTTGCAAAGACCATGGAATATTTAGCCAGACACCAGAGCATCATTTAAAGCGTGGGTATGGATGCCCTCAGTGCGGTCACATTCTGTCAAAACAAGAAGACAGGATTACAAAGTTTTTATCGATGCTTACGATGGTGGAATCGAGGAACCGAAAGATACTTGGGGGCAAAGAGCTTGATATCTATTTGCCAGAAAAAAACATGGCGATCGAATACTGCGGCATGTATTGGCATTCACATGAAGACCAAGAAGATGAAGCCAAGAATAAGCGCAGACATATTGACAAACATCGAGCCTGCCACGAGCTTGGAATTAAGCTTATAACAATTTATGAATCTGAATGGGAAGAACACGAATACGCTATACGCAGGTTGCTACGAAATGCAGTTGGCAAATCCAAAGGACGCCTTATGGCGAGAAAGTGCGAGCTAAAGAAAGTTGATCCTATTGATGCAAGGATCTTTTATGACAAATACCATCCTCAGGGTGGCAATGGCTCTGGCGTTCACTATGGTCTGTATCACAACAACAAGCTTGTAGCTTGCATGAGATTTTCGTTTGGCGCTAATGACAGAGGATCTTCCGAAAGAACGTGGACCCTATCAAGGTTTGCAACTAGAGTCACGGTTGTGGGAGCTGGCTCAAGGCTGTTTCAAGCGTTTTTGCAAGACGTAAATCCGACTGAAGTTAAAAGCTTTTCTGATAATAGATACTTTGATGGCGGTATGTATGAAAGGCTGGGTTTTAAATTAGAGGCTGATCTGCCTGCTGATTACCAGGTCTGGAGTCAAAAGATTGGACTTTGGCCAAAGAGTCATTACCAACGAAGAAATATACCCAAGCGATTAGTAGAGCATGGGATAGAAGAAGCATACGATCCTGAATCAGATCCGCGATCGGAGGCTGATATGACTTACATGATGGGCGCGAGAAGGATTTTTGATTGCGGAAAGAAGCGTTGGGTATACAAGCTCATTGACACCCACCCCACAAACTGATACAACCACCCTACTAGGATTTAACTCATACCGACTGGCCTAGCAGACTTAGTAGAGACGGTATGAGGATGCGCTACTACGCGGAGTTATCATGGCTATTTCTACCTTTGACGGTCCAGTC